GTGCCCGACACAGCGTCTCACTCCGACATCCCTTCCGCGATGTGGAACCACGGCCAATGGTTCCGCTCGGACCGGATCGTCGGGTGGGCGACCAACCAGGCTGCCATTCGCGCAGCCCTTCCGACCTGCAAGTTCTCGTAGCCGAGAAGGAGGTGAGACAACATGGCAGTCATTGACGACATCATGGACCAGGCCGCACTGACGGACGCAATCGCTGGTGAGGTCGAGACGGAGATGGAGCTGGCCCCGTACATCGGTGAGCAGATCGCACCGATGCAGGAGACCGACTCGCAGTACGTCTCCATGAAGGTCGAAGATCTCCACGCGACGGGCATCGGTCAGTTCCGTGCTCCCGAGGCGTCAATCCCCTTGATGGACATCACGGGTCGCGAGGAGCGCGAGGAGGTCATCGAGATGGCCTACCTCGATGAGGCACATCGCATTTCGCCACGGCGTTGGGAGATCCTGACGCAGGGCGGGGAGCGACTGGCGAGCCGCGAGGCCCGTCGCCTGGTCGAGATCGGCCAGATCCTCGAACGACGCAACGAGCGTCTGACCGAGTGGATGCGCTGGCAGGCGTTCAGCGGTCAGCTCACGATCGAGTACCAGCAGCGTGACACCGCGCTTGTCATCGACTACCCGTTCCCAACGGGACACAAGCCGACGACGCTGGTGTCGTGGACGGACCTGACCAACTCCGATCCGGTCAACGACCTGAAGGCGTGGATGCTGACGTGCTCCACGGACGCAGGGTCGCCCGCTCGGCGTGTCCACATCAGCGACGAGGACATCGAGCTGATCGTCAACAACGCGAAGCTCCGGAACTACTTCAACGTCGATCCGGGGCAGCCGTTCATGCCGACGCTCGAAGACGTTCTCAAGCTCCTGCCTCAGGGGACGACGTTCATCCCCACCAATGAGGCTTACAGGGACGAGTCGGTCGGTGCCGCCAAGCGGCGCCAGGACCACACTCGGTTCCTGCCGGTGGGCAACATCCTGATCACGACCGACTACAGCCTGAACGGTCTCCCGATCGCGGAGACGCTGAACGGGCCGGTCGAGATCAAGAGCGGCCCCAACGACACGGTGTTCCTGCCCGGTCCCCAGTCGGAGATCATCCTCAAGGGCGAGGGCGTCTACACCCGCCTCCTGCGTCAGGCGTCGCGCCGCATGGTGCGCCTGCGCCGTCCCGAGGCGTTCCTGTACGCCGACGTGCGGTTCTAGGGAGGAGGTGACAACATGGCAGAAGACACGTACGAAGTCATTGGGGTTGACGAACTGACGGTCCCCAGGACGGTCAGCAAGCTCGCGCAGCCGGACGGCTCGTTCATCTATCAGAACGGGATGGCCCGGACGTACCTGCAAGGCGAGACGATCGCCGCCGATGACGTGGCCGAGGACATCCGGGAAGCGCTCGATTCGGGCGAGGGACCGCTGTACGAGGCCGTCAAGGACAAGCTCAAGAAGGGGAGCGGAGAGGCCAGCGAGGACATCGCTCGGCGTCTCGGCCTGCCCTTCGAGGGCTACGACGACATGGAGGCCAATGACATTGTTACGGCAATGTCGGTTCTCCCGTCCGCCACGATCCAGCGGATCAAGGAGTACGAGGGCAACAGGGACGAGCCCCGCCCCGAGATCGTGGACTACTCCATCGGCTACGGCGAGTCGCCCGTGGCTCGACAGACAACCGAGTTGGAGGAGACCGAGCTGGACGAGAACAAGCCGGTGCGCCGTCTGAAGACGCGCGAGGTGCCCGAGGACGGTCCCGTCGAGCCGGGTGAGGGCTTCACCGGCACGGGTGATGCGCAGATCCCCTACGGGGTTCACGCGGACGAGGAGGAGGGCGACGAGCCCACCGCATCCGCCGCGAGGGCTTCCCGAGCAGGCAAGGGGCGTGGCTCGATCAGCACTGCCAAGGCCCGTCGTGGACGCCGTGACCGCCAGCCCAAGCCGCAGCCGGGTGCGGGCGAGGGCGGCACGTCGCTGGAATCGCAGAACGACTGAGGATCGTCAACCGAGGCGACAACATGGCCACGGTTCTGCGCAGAGGACCCAGGGGGCTTCCGGGTGAACCGGGGCCTCCTGGTGATCCCGGCTTGACGTGGGTCGGCACGTGGGACGCGCTGAACCACTACGCTGTCAACTACGCTGTCGAGTTTGAGGGCTCGGCGTACATCTCATTGGAGGAGATCTTCGGAGATCCAAGCAACTTGACTCCTCCTGAGGATTCCCGCTGGCAGATGCTCGCACAGAGTGGTCCTCCGGGGCCGCAAGGCGAGCAGGGTCCGCAGGGAGATCCTGGTCCGAAGGGTGACAAGGGCGATCAGGGCGATCCTGGTCCGAAGGGTGATCCCGGCGATCCTGGTGGAGGCGGCGGTGCTGGTGGTGTCAGCGCGTACTTCAGGATTCATTGGCAGCAGGCGCCGGGGGACAACATCCCCAACGGCCAGGTTCAGGCTTTGCGGTTCCCGACGATGCCAAATTGCGTTTGCCTTCCGGCTGATGCGTTCTCGTTTGACGGTGCTCGTCAACAACTGATTGTCAAGGAAGCTGGCATCTACTTGGTTACCGGAGGTCTGCTTTGCGGGGACATCCGTGGGCAGCTACGGACGTGGCTCTGGTCGAGCAACAACCCTGATAGTAGCTCGAACTGGTCGCAGGCACAGATGGGACCGCCGTTCGATGCCACCGCCAACGCTCCGATGGCAAACGTCATGATGAAGGAGGCCCAGCCTCAGTTTCAGGCGACGATGCTTCTACAAGCTGACGAGTTCATCATGGTGCTTGTCAACCCGTCTTCTAATCCCAGCTCGCTGTACTGTCAACTGGATAACTTCCAGATGACTCGACTCGGAGACATCCCGGCGTGATACTTGCTCTCGTCAATACGATTTTCGGGCTGGAAGTCAACGGTGCCGACCCTGATCTCGGGGACACGATCACGATCGAGATTTACGACCCTGAGACAACCCAGACGATCTACGGCCCGACCAACGAGAATGTCAACGAGGTGCATCCCGGCACCTACGTCACGACCGTGACAGTTCCGGTTGTTGGCAGCTTCATTGCTCGCTGGGCCTACCCTGATCCTGATGATCCCTCGGAGGAGGTCACCGCCGAGGAGGATGTCGCGATCTCCACAACCGACGTGCCCGAGATCCGCGTGGATGCGATCGACACGCCGATCGGTACCGAGGCGCATGATCTGCTGCCCGAGACGTGGGAAGCGCTGGCCGAGGCCAAGTCCTTCGGCGCCAACGCGCTACTGCGTCAGCACGATCGTGTCGTCAATCGAATTTTCGGATACGTGCCTACGCCAGAGCAGCAGGAAGCGCTCCCGAGTCGCGTGATCGAGTTCGCTGGCAAGATGCTGGCGCTCAATTTGCTTGATCCGGCCATCGACTACTGGTCGCGCCAGATCATCTCGCGCACGATCGGTGACCGTGAGGCATCCACCTACAAGGACCGCGCCGAAGATCTCAGGGCGCTCAAGAAGGAATGGACGGCGCAGCTAGCTGACCTGTTCCTTGACATCCGAGATCTGCTCCCGGTGCTGCCGGGGCGGGCTGTGGATGTGCCGCGCGTTGCTCTTCCAGGGCAGGCCATCAACACGGTTGACAACCCTCGCACAGAAGGCGAGCAGGTCGCGTACGCCACGGCCAACCCGTACGACCTTGAGCCCATGTACGGTCCGCCCGATACCGGAACGACGACGGGTGCATGATGCCGTTGTCAACCTACACAAACAGCACGGGCGTCGAGGAACTGCTGGATGCCGTCGAGGAGGTGTTGATTCGAGACATCAACGAAGCGCTCGCCACGGTCTACGGGCGCAACGTCGATCGTGACATCGCACGGGCCGAACGTCGTGGCGTCGAGTACGTGGCGCTCACGTACGACGAGGTGCCTCCCGATCACTTCCACACCGGCAACTTCCCGTCGCTGGTCCTGGAAGAGATCCCGTACGACGCTTATCCGTACATCGTGTTGACAATCGAGGACTACGCGCCCTCGGCAGAAGATCTGCTCATGGATCAGATCGATGTCTACCGCGAAAACTTGGTTGTTCACTGTCTGGCAAAGGCCGATCCGGACGAAGGCAGCGAGGTTGTCTTCCGTAGGGCGATCCGGATGGGCGAAGCTGTCTACCTGACGCTGGCGAGCGAACCATCACTCCGTTCGGCACTGGCGGCGTTCTCGAACCCCCAGCGGGGCCAGCATTCGATCCCGTGGACGGCTCCCCATAAGGGCCGTGGCGAGGACTACTGGTATCAGGCAGTAGGAACCACATACGCCCTGAGAACCCGTTCTGTACGTCAATGAAATTGAAGGAGGTGTGATCTTGGCTGACAAGTACAAGCTCTACGGCAGCAAGCGACAGGGCGAGAGGGTCGATCGCGTCCTGCTGAAGGGCACGTCCACCAATCCAGAGGAGTACATGGAGGTCGGTGGCGAGGCCGTCGAGTTGGAGGAGGAGCAGGTCGCAGAGCTTCGCGCTCGTGGCCTGAACATCCGCAAGGCGAACGGCTCGGACGACGACGCCGACAACGGCGATGACACTGCAAGCGACGATTCCGGAGACAATCCGGATGACAAGCAGTAGAGAGGAGGTGAGCTAGATGGGAGCATTCTTCCGAGGAAGGCACGGAGTCGATTACGAGCAGGGCTTCGTCCAGGGCGCAGGTCGCGTCATGATCGCGGACAAGTCCGCTGGCTGGCCTGAGGGCATCGAAGATCTCTTGGTCCTCACGACAGGCGCCACGCTGTACGACGCCGTGGACCCATGGGAGGAGGCCGGGTTCACGAAGACCGGGATCAACATCAACCGCAACAACGCCGAGGAGGACTTCGACGTTGATCAGGTGCGCGGTTCGATCCTGCGTCGGCCGACCAACTGGGAGATGTCAATCGGGACACAGCTCGCGGAAGCGTCGCTGGAAACCTTCGCTCTCGCATGGGAGCTGGGTTCGGTCACGTCCGTCAGCAAGACAGCGCCGCAGCTCGCGGAGCGTCACGTGGGACTGGCAGCCCCGGTGTCATACGCCGAGCGGCTGGTCG